TCAAGTGATATAGTAGAAGTAAAAACAGAAACAGAAGAAGTATGAAGAAGATAGCAATAATAGGTGGTTTATCTTTGATGACTGCTGGTGCAACTAATATGTTATGGCACAAGCAAAAGTTAGATTTAAACCCTAATACATTTGCAATAGCTACAGGAGGTTTTTTTGTAGCTGTAGGAATAACATATAAATTTTAATGATAAAAAAAGAATGGCATTGGATGCCAAATTATATAAACAAATCAAAAACAAAAATTATGAATACAATAAAAATAAATAAAATAACAAAACAATCAACAACTGTAAACGAATTTAAAATAGGTAAGTTTAAAAGTAATTATCCTATTGATAAACTCAAAGAATCTTTAGTGAATAGAGATATAGTTCAAAACCATACACAAACTTTTGAAAATAAAATTAAAGAATTTGGATGGTTATCTCCAGTTATAATTGATGACTTAGGTAATATTATTGAAGGTCATCATAGAGTTATTTCAGCAAGTAAGTTAAAGTTAAAAACAGTTCCAGTTTATATTGTCAACTGGGTTGACACTAACAATCTTAATGATTACCAAAAATATATAATAAGTTTAAATAATTCTAACAGAAACTGGTCTGCTTTAGATTACTTAAAGAGTTATGCAAGAAACAAGAAAGATTACACATTTGTGTATGAAAAGTATAATAAAACAAAAAATATTTTTTCAGTAGGAAATGTTTTAAATATATTTTTTAATTGTGGCACAAGCAAACATTTTAAATATGGAAATTCTGAAATTAAAAATTTAGAATATAGTTTGTATTTATTTGAAAACTTTTTAAGGTTAAAATCTATATATGGTGGAGCTAAATTTCAGGCATTTACAATAAACAGAACTTGCACTTTTGCACATCAAAAATCAATAAGTAATAAAAATATTATGAATTATATATTTAAGCAGATGGAATCTTTAGCAAAAAATAATAGTCCTCTTTTATCTTCAGTTGAAATGATTAGACCTTGGTTAAAAGAACAAGTATCAATATATAAAACAAAGTAATAAACAACAAAAACAAATAACAATGAATAAAAAAGAAGAAACAATATACTGTGGAAGCGGTAAGGTTATGAATGACAAATGGTTAAAAGTTACTATTAATCCAGCTAAACTTGCTGATTACATACAAGAGTATAATGGCAACAAATTCATCAAACTAAATATTAATTTAAAAGATGAAGCCGACCAATATGGTAAAGATGTAAGTATTAGTGTAGATACTTGGAAACCAGATGCAGAAGCACCTAAAGCCGAAGCAAGTAATACTTCAAACGATTTACCCTTTTAAGTATTATGAAACAATCAAAAATCTTAACAGCATTGGGTTTGAGTTCGTTGGATATACAAAATATGTTGATGAACGGACAAACGATGCCAGAGATAGCAAAGAAGTATAATATCACTTATATTTCATTGGTACAGGCATTTAAAATCCAAAAGAAAGATTTTAAGTATATTGATTATATACAACCAAAAGAAGAAGTGAAGGATATTAAAAAAGTATCCTTCGCTTTTGATAAACTATATACAGAAGAATCACTTAACGAAGAAGAGCTACTTGCTTATTATAAGTATGAAGCTAAAAACAAAGCATATTATGAATAAAGAAATCGCAAAAAAATTAAATGATAAAGCTAATTACATAGCAGAATTATATTCAAAAAAAGATAGAGAAGGTAATTATAATAATGAAAATTTTAAAGTAAAAGAGGCAATACCAACCTCTGACCATACAGCAACTGTTATAATGGAAAAGAACACAGGAAAGTTAGCTGCTTATTTTTTTTATTATATTAATCGCGGAAAAAGCAAAGGTTGGAAATATTTTGTGCCAACTGATTCACATATTACTGGTATGAGAGCTTTTGAATATTATAAATTACAATGCGAAAGAACAAACTATAAACACAATTTTTAATCAAACTATAATTATGAAAGAATTACCATACTTTAAATTTTATCCAAATCAATGGATTACAGGCAGTATATCATTTATGGATTTAGATGTACAAGGTGCATTTATGAAAGTTTGCTGCTACTACTGGAGCAAAGAATGTAATGTTACAAGAAAACAAATTAAAACATTAATACCTAAACAATGGAGTGCATTAGTAGATGCTGAGTTATTTAAGATAGATGAAGAAACTATTAGCATTAAATGGTTAGATGAACAATACCAACAACGCTTAGTAGAACACAAGCGAAATGTAAACAACGGAAAGAAGGGGGGCTTAAGCAGGGCTAAAGCATTAAGAAAAGATAAGATAAGAAAAGATAAATATGCAAATGATAATTTACTTAAAGTAAACGATGAAGTGCAAAAACTTCTTGACCAATGATATTAGAAGATAAAGCTACGATACCATATTTAAAAGCATTTAAAGAAGGTAGAATAAAAAAAGGCATTGGTATTGGTTGTTTATTAGATGATTACTTTCTTTATAAGAATGGCAACTTTAATATGTTTCTTGGTTTAGATAATGTTGGTAAAACTAATTTTATATTATGGTACTTAACTGCACTAAGTAAAATACACGGTAAGAAGTGGTGTATCTGGTCAGGTGAAAATAACGCTGGACAATTAAAACGTGATATTATACAAATGTGGACAGGTGAAACAATTAAAGATTTAAACGAATATTTATTTTACCACGATGAAATAAGTAAGTATTTTAAATTTATTGATAATAGAAAACTTTACAACCATAAAGAACTATTAAAGATATTTGAAGCAGAAGATTGTGATGGTTGTTTTATTGACCCATATACAGGTATAAACCACGATAGAAGAATATCACAATTCGAAAGAAACTATCAAGTTTGTAATGATGTTAGAGAGTTCTGCAATAAAACAGGTAAAACAATGTTTATTGCTATGCATCCACAAACAGAAGCAGCAAGAAGAGTTTATCCACCAGACCATCAATTAAACGGACATATACAACCACCAAGAAAAGCAGATTGTGAAGGTGGCCAAGTGTTTCCAAATAGAGTAGATAATTTTATTTGTTTACATAGATTAATTTCACACGATAAACTTTGGATGATGACAGAGGTTCACGTATATAAAATAAAAGATAAAGAAACAGGTGGTAAACCTACAATGTTAGGCGAGCCATTAAGATTTGATTACAATAGTGGATTAGGTTTTACTATTGGTGGTAATAACGTATTAAAACAAAAACAATGAGATACACATATAAAAACATACAAGAGTTTATAAATTATAAAACTTGGAGTAATAAAAAAAAGATAGATACACTTTTAGAAATAGATTGCAGTTTGTATGCACATCTTGGTACTGATTCTACTAAAGCAGATAAAGAAGAAGTAAAAAGAAAAAGCATAGAAATATACAGAACTATTAAAACATTAGATAAAAAACTTGGTGATGAATTACTTTACTCAGAAGATTTAAAACAATGAATATTACAAACGAAGATAATATGGAGTTAATGGCAAGGTATGAAGATAACTACTTTGACCTTGCTATTGTAGACCCTCCTTATGGGATTGGAGTAACTAAAAATAAACGTTTAAATAATAACTCTCATAATGATTGGGATAATGAAATACCAAGTGTTGAGTATTTTACAGAACTTAAAAGAGTTTCTAAAAATCAAATTATTTGGGGTGGTAATTATTTTATAGAACATTTAGAAAACACAAGATGTTATTTAAATTGGGATAAATTAAACCACTCTGATACTTACGCTGATTGCGAAATGGCTTGGACTTCTTTTGATAAAAACGCTAAAATATTTAAATATATGTGGGATGGTAATAGATATGGATTTCCTAAAGCAATACAAGGTGTAGGTAAAAAAAGCATAAGAACACACCCAACGCAAAAACCTATTGCTTTATATGAATGGTTGTTAATGAACTATGCTAAAGAAGGTGATAAAATACTTGATACTCATTTAGGTAGTGGCTCAATTACAATAGCTTGTCATAATTTAGGTTTTGATTTAACTGCTTGTGAACTTGATAAAGAATACTATGAATCAGCAATAAAAAGAATAAATAATCACAAACAACAAATAAGAATGTTTTAAGATGACGGATTTAGATTATACAATTACAAAGAACAAATTAGAAATATTGCTTTTAAAAGCACAAGAAGGTTTAAAAGTAGGTAAGGTAACGCAAAGTAAATTGGAAGCGGTAGAAACGTTGCAAGATAGTTTAAAATGTATGTTAGAGCTTCGTTTAATGTTAGATGAAATGAAAAACAAACAAACATTATTAACAATGCAAAATGTAAAAGCATACAAAGAAACTGCTGAACTAAAGAAAAAATTTAATACATTTAAAAAATGAAAACTATATTATTAATGTTAATCACATCACACATAACCAGTTTTATCTCTGGTGCTTTAATTGTCGTGATAATAAAAAAATATTTTGAAAAGTAAAAAGAGAACATTAAATGAATACAGACAAACGAAGGACTCTCACTACCGTAGCGTTGATTCTCCTGTTGAGTACAACATTGCTTTTTTGTGTAGAGTATATACTAATGATGCTGAACTTGGAGCAGTAATTAGAAAACATTTTCAAAAGATATGAGTTTAAATGCAAATCAAAAAGGTAAAAGGTTTGAGTTAAAAATTGCAAAAGATTTAGCTAAAAAGTTTGATACTAATATAAGAAGAACACCAAACTCAGGCGGATTGAGTATTAAAGGAGATATTATGACTACAAGTGGTATACTATCTGAATATAGCTGGGAATGTAAGAACCAAGAGAAACTTAATATATGGAAAGCATTAGAACAAAGCAAAGGAGATGCAAGAGGTACACTAAAAACTCCTGTAGTAGTATTTACTAAAAACTTTGAAGACGATTACATTGCTTTAAAATACGATGATTTCGTAAATATACTTCTTGAATTAGATGAGTACAGAAGTAAATAATATATTGCACCTCTTGGTAAGAGATGAAGAAACTTGGCTAAGTATGGCTGAGGAAATAAGCAGCAATAGTAAAATACCAGCAAAAGATTTATTACACGACTTTTATATTGCTTTACATAGTAAAATTGATAGTAAAAAAGTAAAAATTAACGATATTCTATATAACGATTCTTTAAATAAAGCGTTTATATATAAGATGATGCACAATATATTCATTGATACAATACGAGTTGATAAAGATTTACTAATAGATAAAGACCTAAAAAACATTATAGAAGCAGACAATACAAAGTATGTAGATATAGAAAAAGTAGTAGATGATATAGTAAATGAATTCTATTGGTTTGATAGAAAGTTATTTAACTTATATAGAAAGAAATTCCACAGTATAAGAAAACTATCTGCAGCAACTAATATATCACACGTAGTTGTATGGAGAACTATAAATAATTGTATTAAAGAAATTAAAAAAAAAATTAATGAAGAGTAAAGGTTTAGGCGATACAGTAGAAAAGATAACAAAAGCCACAGGTATAAAACAAGCTACTGATTGGATATTTGACAAGATAGGTAAGGATTGTGGATGTGATGCAAGAAAAGAAAAGTTAAATAAATTATTTCCATACAAAGTAGAATGTTTAAATGAAGAAGAATATATATATCTAAAAGGATTCTTTAACCAGCAAAAGAATGTAGTAAATGCAAACGAACAAAAAGGATTGCTAACAATACACAATAGAGTATTTAACACCAATAAAAAAGCATCCAGTTGTGGTAGTTGCGTTAAAGGTTTAGTAGATACAATGAGAAGATTATATAATGAATATGAATACGAAAGAGAAAGCAAAAGCAATTGAAAGAAAGCTACTAATGTTTTTAAAAAAATACAGTGAAAATACAGTGAAAAATGTCAAGAGAACAAAACTTAAAAAGTTGGACTAAAGGCCAAAGCGGTAATCCAAAAGGCAAACCAAAAGGTGCTAAGAATAGAAGCACAATAATTAAAGAAATACTTAGCTTAATGGTTAAGAAAGTTGATACAGATGGTAAACCAGTTTGGCAAAGTAAAGAGTATTTAATGGTAGAGGCATTAGTTAATAAAGCTATTGAAAAAGGTGATGTAAATGCTTTTAATGCTATATATAATAACTTGTATGGTAACTTAAAAGATACTGTTGATGTAAATACTACAGAAGAAGTAAACCACGATTTTAGAAACATCATTGCAAGGATTAAAGCTCAATAAAAAGTATTTAGTATTTAACGAATCACTTTCACGTTATTTTATTGTAACTGGTGGTAGAGGTTCTGGTAAATCATTTGCTATAAACTCTGTACTTCTACTATTAACCTATCAAGCTGGCCATACAATACTATTTACAAGGTACACTCTAAGAGCTGCTGGCATTTCAATCATACCTGAATTTATAGAAAAGTTAGAACTGCTTGGAGTTATCGACCAGTTTAAAATAACAAAGGATGAGATAATAAATAAAGGCAATGGTAGTAAGATAATATTTAGAGGTATTAAAACCAGCTCAGGAGACCAGACAGCAAATCTTAAATCATTACAAGGTATTACTACTTGGGTAATGGATGAAGCAGAAGAATTAAATGATGAGGATATATTTGATAAGATTGATTTATCTGTAAGAAACAAAGTACAAGAGAATAGAGTAATATTAATATTGAATCCTACAACTAAAGAACATTTCATTTATAAACGTTGGTTTGAAGATAGGGGTGTTGCTGCTGGTAGTAACATAACTAAAGAAGATACTACCTATATACACACTACATATTTAGATAACTTAGATAACCTTTCAGAAAGCTATATTAAGCAGATAGAGACAATGAAGGTTAGAAGACCAAACAGATACAAGCATACAATAGAAGGTGCTTGGCTGGACAAAGCTGAGGGTGTTATATTTACTGATTGGAGTATAGGAGAATTTAAGCAAGTAGGTAAAGTTGTATTTGGTCAAGATTATGGATTTAGCAATGACCCAAGCACATTAGTTAAAACAAGTATAGACAAAGAAAATAAAGTTATCTATATACAACTATGCTTTTACCAAACTAAGTTAACTACAAGCGAGATATTACAACTTAATAAAAAGTTTGCAGCAGATAATTTAATAGTTGGTGATTCAGCAGAACCAAGATTAATAACAGAACTAAGCAGAGATTGTAATGTTGTACCAGCTATCAAAGGACAAGGTTCAATAACATTTGGTATTAGTTTATTACAAGATTATGATTTAGTAATTACTGAAGATAGTACAGAATTAATTAAAGAGTTAAATAACTATTGTTGGTTAGAAAAGAAATCACAAACACCAGTTGATAATTTTAACCACGCTATTGATGCGCTGAGGTATGCAGTTAGCTATCAATTACAGAATCCAAACTTAGGAGAATATCACATTTATTAAAAAAAATTACAGAGGTAGAATAAAAAAAATTGTAAAAAAGTTGTAAAATAATTTGTTAGTTAAATAATTATACTTATATTTACATTGTAATTAACAAAAACCA